GAAAGATCATCGCCACATATGATCCTTCTGTGTCCAAGTTGCTCACTCATCCACGCGTTGATGAGGCTCAAGACCGTAAAGCTACACGGAGTTCCCATAAGGGAACCCCTGACCTTGGGCACCTCCACAAACCCATCAACGCAGGAGAACTTCTTTTCGCACACTTCACGTTCGCACTGAGACAGCCGCGAAAGCTGGTAACGGACGTAATGTGGTTCTCTGCCGATACCGAGGGATTCCCTCAGTTCCGAAACCAGAAAGCCTGGGAGGCCAGCTTTCTGAATTCCGTCGACGACAGCAGAGATCGCATCATGTCCGAACCCATCAGTCGCGCGAGACAGATCCGCCGAAAGGAAGATCTGCCTACCGCCAATGCCCCCGGACAGCCTGTCCAAGATTTCGTCTTCCGTATGCGGCGCATACGGAAGACACTCCGGAAATCTGGACAGCACTGCGGGCCAAAGGATCTGTCTAACGAGATCGCCTCTGGCGAACGTGTGTGCAGGTGGGATAGTAATGATACGTGCCTTCATCCCCAATTCAGCGATGCACGAAGCATGATGTACAACCCTGGAGCCGACGGAGTCTCTGAGAACCTTTGCGGTCGCGTACCGCAAAGAGAGCTCCGCTTCCCTGACATTGGGCTCCAGGTGGACATTATGCCGAGTACGCCGCTTGGGTGCGCGCTCGAGGACACGGGCAAGAGCGGAGACTTCAACCGGTTCTACCGGATTCCCGCGAAGGAATCCCAAGAAGGAGTCAAGAGACGCGTTCTCAGCGTCCTTCTTCTTGTCAACAAGAACCTTATTGAAGCCACCGCCACCTCGCCCGACCTCGACCGTCGCCGAAGACGATGTAGGCACGGACAACGAAGTACAGTTTCGGAACGACCCTTTCAACCTCGACGCCACGAATTGCTTGAGCTCCTCAAGGGAGGACGCAGGAGATTCGTGTCTGGTTGTGAGGGTACGCAAATGATCGGTATAAGCATTCACTTGAATAGACTTAGGTGCGCATGGAAGTGCGCGTGAGAGCCGGCTGAAGGCCAGTGCACCCTTGACACTAAGTCTATTCTCAAGCCACAAGTGAATCCTCTTCGGGACTCCGTCATTGGTTGCAAACCTGGCTCTCTGCTCCTGAC